GGGCTAGAACATAACAGGAACAAGAGGTTAACGCAAGCCGGGCTAATTGGTAGATAATCGGGAAAGTCTTTTGGTTCTTTTCTTCAGAAAAGAACGCTTTTTAGGCTACACCACTCGGCAACACCTGCCGCTGCACCACCACCGTCTGCCCGCCCTCGACATTCACGATGAATTTCTCGTTGATGCTCTGATATTGCACCTGCGCATCGCTCTGCACGAACCCAAGGCTCGTCATGCTCAACGGGTTATTGCTGGCATCACAAATCACCGAATACGGCGCCGACCCATCCAGGCTTCCGAGCACACCCTGCGCAAACAAATTCTGCAAAAAACTCAATTGCGTCGACCGTATCTGCTGGAACAGCGATGAGTTGATCACCTGCCCCACAAACTGCCCCATGCCCGCCGCCAAGGTAGCCGCGATATAATTCGTCAGCCGCGTATAGTTATCGCCGTCGATCGCCGGATTGGAAGAAGAATTATGCCCACACCGCACCCCCCAATACGCCCCGCCAGGCTGCGGATTGGCAATCACATCGATGCCGTTCTCGAACAGATTCTGCATCGCTATATGTAGAAACTTGCCCGCTATTCGGCGCGCCGGACATTTGCGTGCCGATCACGCTATACAAAGGCTGATTCAAACTGGATTGCTCGGGCGAAAGATTGCCTAGCCGTCCGGCCACAAATCCCTGCGGCGAAATCAGCCTTGTAACCGCATTCGCCTGGTCATTCCAATAAACCCAGTCGCCGAACATCAGCTTGGCCGCATAGGAGTCCAGCCCGACACTCTGCTTCGTCGTCACCGCATTGGCAATCGTATCGCCATTCGGCCCTGTCAGGATCATATAGATCCCCTCCGAAAGCCCAAAAGCGGCCTGTGTTGTCCACTGGGTCGAATCATCCGCGTCCACCAGCACACCGATCCCGCACCCTTGCGAGCGCAGTGCGTACATGCCGGTCCGCGGCACGCTATCTTGCCCAATCTCCGTCGTCGCGTTGGCGCTCGTCGCCCCATCTGTCCCGCCCGACAGGCGCTGCGCTGTGAAGGCAACCGGCATCGGCACGGCACTGCCAAGTGTCGCCACAATCACGTGCGACGGCCCGCGCAAGGGCCCGGTCCCCTGGTTGACCGCGTTCACCAGATTTTGCCAGAATGTCGTCGGGTTCGTCGTCGAGGATTGGATATTTTTGTAAACCTCGGGCACCAGGCCGGGCAGAGCGACCACAAGCTGCCACGAGGTCGCTGTCGACTGAGTTAAACTCAGCGTCACGTTATTGCCAAGCGAGCCCGTGTACAAGGCGCTAAATAAAACAGCAAAAACGTCGTTTGCGGCGCCCACGCTGCAACTTGCGGCCACATCTGTACCATCCGTCACCCGCACACAGCGGAAATTCGTGGCGCCCTGCTGCACCGCTGCCGCAACCGCCGTGCCCATATCGTATTTGCGGACAATGATGGGCCCGAAATTCTGCGCATAATCAGCCATCGTGCCGACAATCACGGGCTGGTTCACCGGTCCCCAGCTCGCGGTGCCAACCATGCCGATCAGATTCGTCGGCACGCCATTCAGAACCAGATTTTGCGGCGGCACGATCTGCACATAAAGATCGGGCACCACCAGCGCCGTCGTATTCAGCGTCCCCTGCTGGAAAATCGGCATTCCTCAGGCCTCCTTGCTTTTTTCGGCTACGGCCCCGGGCGCTGCCACCCGCACCACATCGTGCTTATGCGCTCCGTTCAGCACCTCATGCACCGAAGCGGCATCGCTGATCACTTCGCCGGCCACGTACCCACCAAAGGGCCGCACCACACGCAGAATCGTAACCATAAAAGACTCTCCTCAGCCGTAGAACGGCGTCCCCGAGAACATCAGATCACCAAACAGCATCGATGGCGCCGCCTGTTCCACGGTCGTCCCGTATTCGACGTCATACACAAGATCTCTGCGATATTGCTGCGCGTCCTGATCGTCGTCGAAACTCGCTGTCGACCGGTAGCGCACCCGGCCGCTCGTGCCATCCGAGAGCGTCAAAAAACGCGTCGCTGCCAGCGCGCTGCCGACCGCCTTGCACAATTGGTCGCGACTCACCGGGTTGGGGCACCAGGCTGAAACCCTAAAACCCTGTGTCTGTCGAGCCCATTCGGTCAACATCGACCCATCCGCCACCACGCGCGCAATCAGGCTATTCGCACCCGGCACACTCACAGTCGTGCCCGACAACCAGCACGCCCTGCTGGCACGCACCACCTGCGCCATCATCGCCGCCACCAAAGCCGGCGTATCCCCAGCACGTCCGCGATACACAAACGGCGTATTATCCACCAGCAACCCGGTCACCTGGCCCACGCCGCCAATCCCGCCATAGGTCGCGGAATTGCCACTCACCTCCACAGTCAGCGTCGGCACACCCGGCGACGTAGTCGCAACCGGCGCCCAACGTGTCGTATTCCGCGTGCCGGCAGGAACCGAAAACACGCTGACGTTCGCTACACCTGCGGCAAGATCGTGGCCGAGCGGCCCAATCAGCGGCCACCCTCGATAGATTCGTACTGGGCTGCCGGTGATACTTGCAGCGGCCACACCGGTCGGATAAATCGCCGCTGTCACCGCGCCAACCAGGGCAGTTTCCACATCGGATAGATCTGCCAAGGTTTTTCGCCCTATCTCTTCGCTCGGTCGAACGCACCCTCACGCAGCAAGCTGACGCACCAGCAAACGCCACCCAAGCGTGCTCTGCTCGGCCGCGCCGATCACATAGGTCGCGCCGAGATCATCGGTCACCACATCGGCCACCTGCGGCGATACCGGCAGCACCGGCAACAACAACTGCCAACTACCCAGCCTGGTCTCGCCCTGCCGCAAATCGGCGGCATGGCCGCCGGCCTCAAGCAAACTCGCAGGCCATGCCAAGATCACCGTTTCGCCAGGTGATGCAAAAAACCCGCTATAATTGCCCTGCACCGCCGGCAACGGCCGAACGATCGTCACAATCCGGTTCGTCAACACACATTGCACCGGCAAGCCGGGCCATTGTTGCGCCACAAAAAAACTCGTGCGCGTCCCGACGAGATAATCTCCCGCCTGCGTCAGGGAGGAGTCAAAACTCCCCTGCCACAGCGGCTGCCCATAATCAGGCGCCCGCGGCGTCCCGCCACCTTCGGCTGCAAATGCCGCATTCAGGACCACAATCCTGTTCTGCGCCCGCGTCGGCCGGCTCACCCCATTCGGACGATACACCACATACGGGGCACCAAGCATACGCCCCGATGCAGCCAGGCCTTTCGCCATCAGGCTCTGCAGCTTCTGTCCATCCATCAAACGATCCAGCTCACACCAGACATTGCCAGCCCGTCCCCCGGCGGCACACCGAAAAAGCTGCACAAACGGCGCCGCCACTCATCGAGCAACCGCAACCGGTCACCAATTTCGTAGCGATTATGTTTCCACGAAGCCGCTGCATCACTATCGAGATTATCGCTCGCCGTCGGCACCGCTGCTTCCAGCTGATACAATGTCGTCAGATAATTCAGCACCACCGCAATTTCCGCGGCAGACAAATTATTCATCCGATATTCCAGCAGCCCGTATGCCACGTAGAATCGCCAGCCGATATTACCGGCCGGCGACGCACCATAGGCGGGATAACCGCAAAAGCGCCTGACATCGGTCTTCTGCTGGTCGGTCAACATGTCGGCTCCCGCAATTCCGCTGACGATGCAAGCACGCGGCCAGCATCGCCGCCGATACAATCAGCCCAAATGCTCGATCATCACCGCCCGCTTGAAATTCGCATTTGTCGCGGTCGGCACGGTCAACGCATTCGTTGTGGTATCGGAAGGCGTGCAGAATCCGCCGATCCAATACCAGGATTGGGCGATGATCTGCTGCAGCCGATCGATCGGCTCGCGCGTGACCATGCATACCCCATCGACCAGCGATACGATCGAATCCTTGGGTGCCACGTCATCCGCCGCCATCCCGGCAAAATCACCCTCGATCAATGCGCCCTGCCCAACCACAATCGGCCGCCGTATGACCGCCCCTGCAATCGTCGGCGCCGGCTGCACATAGGATTCGGTCGTCAACACAAATCGCAGCCCCAGGAATTCGTTGATCACGCCCTGGCCTGGCTTGAAAATTTCATTTGCCGATGTCAAACCAATAAACAGCCGTTGGAAATCCGGATCGGCAAATAGCTGCCGCGCGCTGATCGGATCGAGATAACAATTATACGCGCCGTCGATATCCGGCACCGCGTTCAACCGCAACCCCGCCACCGCATCAAGCACATTGCTCATCGAAAGCGTATCGCCGGCCTGCAGCAAGGAGGTATTCGTCCGGCCATTCGGCCGCAATATCAACGAAGCCGTCGCCGCCTGCACCGTGTTGCCGACGGTCCCATCGCTTACGCTCACATTGCCCGAGAACGTCAAGACACCACTGATCCCGCCGGGCGCAGTAGACACATTGGTCGCGTCCGCACTGGCTCCGATCAGCGTATAGACATCCGCCCCGATCGTCACCGCCAGCGGGTTGGCGCTGCTCACCGGCTGCTGCACGCCATTCGAGAAAGCGCTCATGAAACCACGAATATCATCGACCGATACCGCGACCCCAGCGCTGCCAAGCGTCGTCCGCACCCGCGTGTTCCCGCCGAAATACGACCAGAACAGCGCATTGCGCGCCAGATCGTCCAGGCTACGTCCCGCCTGCTCCCCATTCACATAGGCATTCTGCAGAAACTGGCTCGCAATCCCCACCCGGCTCGTCACCATGTTCAAATCCATGGTCGCCGCATAATGATGCAGTGTCAGCGTATACTGTTCCACGCTCCAGGAAGCCGGGGTCAAGCCATTATCCAGATTCGTATTCGTATTCCCGGCAAGCGGCACCGTCACCGAAGGCAGCAGCCCGGCACGAGTCTTGGTCAATGTCTCGCCAATCCCGACAGCGAACTCTTCCCGATCGGCGCAGGCCCGATAGCCGAGCTTCGAGCGCAGAGCCTGCTCGAACTCACGCTCGAGAAATCCCTGCTGGATGATCGGCTGCAGTGCCGCCGGGAAACTCGTGATCGTCATAAAAACCCCCTTCAAAAGAAAAAGGGGGCCGCGCCCCCGTTATTGCCGTGTCCACTCCGCCGTTTTCTACCGCCGGCGCAACAATTCCGCCCGCGCTGCGCGCCACTCCTCGATACTCATCTCGGTCGCCAGTTTTCGCTTCATCGGTGCTGCCTGTGGCGCCGATGCCGTACTGCTCGAACTCGCCGTGCCAAAAAGCCATGGCTTGTCGCGCCGCAATTTGGCAATCACCGCCGCCGCATCCGCATCGCCATGGCCTGCTGGCTCAAGCAATTTCAGCCCGTCCAGATCGACAATCCCGGCCCGCACTGCTTCGGCCTTCAATTCGGCCTGGCGCAACCGCGCCGCCGACTGAATCTCCGCATCACGCAATTGCTGTTCCAAAGCCTCCGCATGTGCCTTCAACGCCTGAAAGGCGGCCACGTCATTTTCCGTATCGGCTTCGCTCATTGCACCCCCTCGGCCTTGATCCGCTCCAATTCCGCCGCGACATCCTCGATGTCGTATTCCGCGGCAAGTATCCGCAATGCCGTCTCTCGCGAAATCTGCTTGGCACCAACAAGCGAAATCAGTGTCTCCGCCTTTCGCTGCCCATCAAGCGCATCATCCGGATACCAATCCGGCCATCGCAAGCTGATCGGCGCGGTATAATCCAGCGCAGGCAAAATCTGCCCCTGCACCTTGATCGGCATCATATGCGTCGCACGCAGCACCATGCGCGCCAGCTCCACCAGCGCGCCTTGCCCGTAACTCACCCGCAGATTATCGGCCAGCCAAAGCAGCCCCTGATTCATCAGCTCCAGCGCCCGCCCACTCGCCGGCGCCGTCAATCGCTGCGCATCCGCCCTGTTGCCATGCAGCGTTTCCAAGGCCAGATCACGCAATATCCGCACATACTCAATCACCGCCTGGCTCGCCGTGCCGCCGATCTCCAGCAGTTTCGCGTCGCCCTTTTCGCTCACCACCAGCGCATTCGCGGCCCCATGCACCATATTGCCGTCAAGCCCGGCCGGCTCGCGTATCAGCAGCGTCGGGTCGCTGCTATATTTCAGCCCCCGCCCAGCCTGGCTCAGCTGATAATCGATTTCGATTCCCGTCTCGATTGCGGATCGGAACGTGCAGGCGCCATCTATCCCATTTCCGCCAGGAAGATTCTTGATCCATACCAGCGGAACGAAACCCAGCCCGTGCCGAACGCTGCGCGCCTCATCCAGCTCCGCGCCTGCTCCGCTTCCCACCCGCACCGGCACATACCAATGCTCGTACTCCCCATCCCAAACACGCTGAAACCAGTAATACTCAGTCGGCTCGGCGATCGCATATCCCTGCGCAGCTAGATCCGCCCCGCGCGCCTTGAAGCGCTCGGTCACGCGCAACAGCGTATCCGGCGCGTCCGGATCCCATTCCGGAGATAAATATTGTGTGTCGAGCACGATAACAAATACGCGCCCACGCAAAACCCGCAACAGCAG